CACATTGCTCTCCTTGCTGTTGTTGCTGATTTACTCCAATATCGCTATTTACTGCCTTGATCCTTAGGTCAAAATAGTTTCCCTCAATAGAATCAAAACTTTCAGATAAATTTAAATTATAATCGTCATTTATTGAATCTTCAAAATTAGTATCTAATACTTGATAAGTAAAAGATGAAAAAGAACCGTTTATTGATATTTCAGATGAACTACCTCTATCAAATTCAAGGTAAGAAGAAGTGTACTCTATCGGTCCAATACTATCTTGAAAAAATTGATTAATTTGATTGATTGTAAACTCACCATTATTGTTTTGATTATCTGTATTAGATTGTAAAAGAAATTGAGTAGGTCCTTGGTATTCGCTACGTACTTTTAACATACAAATATTAAGCGGAGTTTCAGATATAAATCTCAAGTCGTATTGAAAACTTCGATTGTTTAATTGTTTGAAAGGATTATTTGGATTCAATTCACGATCGGCAGCTTGAATTGTTGAACCGCTAAACTCTCCATCATATTTTGCTTCTTCTGCTGATCTATCATATTGTATGTTATTACCAGGTCCTTCCCATGCTTTTTCAACCTTTCCATCAGGAGTTTGTACTACGTTTATATAGTTTGTTGAGTATTGTTCACTACCACTGTTAAAACTATTACCATCAGATCCTGTTATAAATCCTGTATCAATAGAACCGGTAAGTAATTGTTGAGTAAAGCTAACAGAAGGTTGTACTGATTTACTTCTATCTAACAAATGAGGTTTTATTATAACTCCTGTGTTAGAAACTGTTCTTGCAGGAAGGAAATCCTTAACCATTTTAAATACAACGTTATCAAAAAACTTTATTAATCTTACAAAGTCTTTGGTATGATAAGTGTCCAACTCAGTTAAAAGTGTTTTAGAAAGTTTATCTAAATTATAATATTGATTATTTGGTCCTTTTCTTGGATCTCCAATAAAATCGTCTATTGTAAAGTCATTTGTTAATTTTTCAATTATAAATTGATCAACAGCTGTAGTTGGAGAGAATCCTATATCGACTTTGTGAAGGTCTTGAGTGTACTGTTGTTTGTTTGTTTGTATAGAGGTGTATTGAGAAAGAGTATTACCTTGTGCAATACTACCTGTATTGTCTAATCTTATTTTACTTAATGATGAAGTAGAAGGATTCTCTCCTGCGAAGAAAGGAGTGTCATTTATCTGCTGACCTCCAAAATATTTTACTTGAAGTATATTAGAAGGTATGCCAAAACAATTTACCAGAGCCTTTACACCTCTCTCTGTTCCTTTTGACTTCAATAATAAGGGAATGTTGTGATATATTCTTTTGTATATTTGCTTTTGATAATCGTTTTGTGAATATTGTTCTCCTTCTTGAAACTGTGTATTTATAACCTCTCCTTGTCGATCATAACTGTCTTGAGTGAAGAATTTAAATAAATCTTCAATTGATTTTGAACTAGAATATAACTTTACTCCAACATTTGTTAATACTTCCTCAATTAAATCCTTACTTACTCCCTTATCCAGCCTATTGTCTGCGTCATATTTATCTGTAACTGCCTTTGCATATATCCATAGATTGTCAAAATGATGACCTATCATATTAACAAATGTTATATATGGGTCATTATCTGGATCTTCTCTTAAATAAGTGGGGACAGTGTTTATTAATATATTAAAGTTGTTATTGTCATAAATTCTAGCTTTACTTATTTTATCAGCAAACCAATCTATTGCTTGTTCAGAAGTTGATTGATAATTAGTATATGGTATAGAGTCATCTACTTTTGGCCATGCAGATGGTTGATCGCTGTAATGTAAATGTCTTTCGTAGTGATCGAAGTTGCTCGTTACACCTTCTATTAGCTTTTTAAAATGCTCTTCAGAATTCGCTGTGCTAGATGTATTTGCTGATTGTAAACTATCTATTGAATCTTGATACGATTCTATGAGTTGTACTTTATACTTATAATTTAACAACCTCTCCTCTGCTGAAGAGTAGTTGATAAAATCAGAAAATTTAGAATAATCTATTGATAAATCTACAGATTTTTTGTTTATTAATGAGTTTATTGCAGTTGTGCTACTGCCAGGCTCGGTGCTGAACAGTTGATTGTAATTAAGAAATTCTGACTGGTCGTTTGATTGTTGATCTACTTCTATTGAAAAATTAGGACCTCTTAACCTTTCAGGTTGTTGTTTTTCTTGTTGTTGTGGGACCACCCTGCCTTCAAAAGCTACAGAATCTGCTACCTGTTCAACTACTGATATTTTTGAGTTTATTTGTAGTTGGTTAGGTAGTGGTTGATAAAGTTTAATTACTACAAATACTTGATCTTCTATTGTTTGTGTTTTTATATTTGTAGCAGTGTAAAATTGATTATTTTGAGTGTATAAGCTAAACTCGTTGAAGTAGCTGTTAGAGTTTAAATTTTGTTCAAGTTTTTGTGTTGTTTGTTGTACTTGCTGCGAATCTAAAGCTAGTGGTAGTAGTCTTACTTCTGTTCTATCCCCAGATATATTTTTAATAATAAAATCATCGGTTGAGTTAAGATCTGTAAACAAATTGTTTAAAAAGTTGTATAGAATTTTAACATCGTTACCGTCAAACATATACTCTTCGATATCCTGTTGTGGATCTATCGAAATAGTAGAAGTCTCTTGAGAATTAGTAGAGGAGGTCCCTTGTAAAATTTTAAAGTCTTTGTAATTACTATCAGATAGTAGTGGAGTATTGTCTAATGAAAAAAAGTTTATTTCACTAAAACTACTTTTAACATTAAATGTTGTATTTATTTCAAATTCAGTGATAGCCTGCTTCTCGACTTGATCTATATTGGTAAATTTATCTAGTGTTTCTGCTGATATTTGATTTATATTATATTGCATTGTTTATTTACTTGCTAACTGATTTTGTAATTCTATTATCTCTTTATTTGCTTCTAATAAGTTTGCTCTTAGATCTGCTATTTCGTCTAATAAAGGTTGAATATCCTCAGTATTTTTTTCAAAATCTATTAGTTCTGAGCTTCTTTTTAAAATGTATTGATGTGAGTTGTCCTCACCTTCGATTGGTATTGTAAAAAACAACTTTTCGTATAATCTAAACAGTTCTTGTACAGTATCTGTATCTTGTTCAGGAGGATCGTCAACAAACTCATTAAATGACCTATCAATTACTTTATTGTATTTGTTTAAGTCAAATACATCTTTTTTAAATCTAATTTCATTAGCCATTTCTTACTACTTTAAATACATTTTGATTATTAATTACAGTTGTACTATGATCTAGTTCAGTTTGTATTAGAATTCTATAAAATCTTTCAGGCTGCAATCCATCCATATATACATCAAAAAAAGGTCCGTGTGAGTCGCAACTTATTTTAGTATATTCTGTATCAAAAGGTATAACCATTTCTTCTGTGTTTTCATCTCTTAGTCCCCAACAACTTTGTTCTGGTAAAGCATACTGTTCTAAGTACACAGAAGATGTTGTAAACCTTCTTTCAGGATAAGTTGGTCTAGCAGTTATTCTAAATCTTTGCTTACCTTCATCAACATAAGTTCCTTTATTATTTGCAATATCCACTGTAGCTATACTTGTTTCAAGTGTTTCTAAACTACCTGTTTGATAGCTACTATCATCCCATCTGAATGTTAGTGATGGTGGATAGATGGTATTAGTGTCAATTCCAAAATAATTTAACTTTATATCATTATGTTCAGAGTTTTCAAACTGATCTTGTAGTTTAATTATGAAACCTTTGTTTTCTAAATTGTTGTTAGAAAAATTTTCTATTGCCTTAGTAACGTCTATTGAAAGATCTAAGTGTTGATTAAGTGCGAATTGTTGCTCAAAATCTAAATTCTGTCCTTGCAAAGATGTATACCAAGCTCCTCCTCCAGGGTTGTCCTGTGGATACGATCCTGTTATATCAGAAGGTGTAAATGTATTCTCCCAAGGATTGGTTTGATTAGCCTCGATATATTTCCAACTAACACCTGAGGTGTTTGAAGGACGATCTCCAAACTTCCCTACTCCATTATCCCATTCAGTACTTCCACTTATATAAAGAGGATAAGCCTCTATTGAAAACTCTGTAGGTACTCCAAAGGTTTCAGCAAGATAATATTCTATCGTAGCTTTGTAATCGTTTGAGTCTATTGTATTGCTAATCAGATCTTCAATCTGCTGTTGATTAAACTTAACTAAAATTCTAGAGCTTTGTCTTTGGTCTGATCTATCATTGTAGCTGTTAATTTCTACTATTTCATCTTTACCTGCATTGTTTGTTGGTTCCTTAGAAAATATAAATGTATCTTTTTCAGGAAATATTTTATAAACTGCCATACTATAATGTTGTTGTTCGTCCTTTAATATCTTGTTCAGGAAATTTCAATTCAAAGATCATTGGATCGTATGATGGATATACTATATTACTTCTAGTAGCACCTTCTATATCATATCCATATTCAGAATAATCCTCTCCTGTTTTGTTGATGATTTTTACATCTTGTACTGTTTGAACTCCTTTGATCTTATCCAATAGACTGTATATAGTTGATAAATTTATAGGTTGATTAATGCTCCATTTTTCAATTTTAAAAAAATCTATCAGTTCTTGAGTAGTTCTTATTAAAACATCTCTACTACTAAATCCTGGTCTTATTAAGATTTCGTACTCTACTTGAAAATTTACTACAAATGCATCTTTAATGTTAACTGCATCTGTTACAGGTATATATTGAGATAGATAGGTTTTTAGGTTTTGTTTTAATGTTTTTGTTGCAGGAACTAGGTTTTTATTGTTATCATACCCAAGTACGTACATAGATAAAGCAAGTGGGTTGTTGTCAATAGCAACGTCCGTTGAACTACTATCATCTATACTTTGATCTACATAAACTTTAGAGACTGCTCCAAACTTACTAGGCAATGACAATGCTCTAACTGCATAATCTTGTAAAGTAACTGTCCTTTTCTGCTCTGCAAAGCTTCTAAGTGAGTTTTGTCTCAACTCTTCGATAGTATCTCCGTCTTTACCTCCTGTCGCAGCTTCTGGATTAGTAAATAACACTGTGTCTAAGAATTCTGTTTGATTTGGATTGTTTGGTACTACATTACCATTGAACTGTGTTAAACTATTAGCAGGTACATTTGCTCCAACCCCACCTCCTTTCAAATATCTTATAGTTAAAGTTGTGTTTGATGGTGCTATACCGTATGTTCCAGTATATAGAAAGTTTGAAGGGTCGTAGGCTGTGTCTATTTGGGAAATTCCTTGATTACTACCCAATCCTACATTAGTTGGATCAGGAGTAAACGTTTCATCTGTTTCTCCTGTAGTTCCTGCTCCAAACTGTATCTGTAGTTGTCCTTGAGAGTTGAATCTTGTTACAAATCTTTTAGGAACATTTTTTAAGTTTAAAATATACTGTGGTTGGTTTGCACCTGTTGATGTGTTTGGTTGTTCAACAAATACCGTGTCTTGGCCTAAAAACGGTACTTCGGTCCAATCGTTATACTCATCTGGACCTTCGTCTGTTATATCTAGTACTCCAACTATATTTGTATCATCTATTGTTATCGTTGAAAATTGCTCTGCAGCGTCAAAGGTTCTAGTTGTTTCAACAATTTCACTAGAAAATGCTTTAGTCTTTTTTGTTAATAAAAACTCTAAAGGTTCACCTTCCTCATCTAGTTCAGCTACTGTTACTTCCGTAGGATCTAAAGAACTTGAAAAGCTAAAGTCAACTTTATCTTGAATCAAAAATGGTACTCTGTCTGCAGAGTCAGACGACACTACTGTATTTTGTGAAATAGTTACTGTTTGATCAAAATTAGGTGAACCATTTAGTGCTCCTATTAATTGAGTTACCTGCAATTCAACTTCAGAAACCTGAGTGACCTTAGGAGTGTAACCCATCATATAAGCTAAGGAGTATAAATTAGCAGGATCTTTAGCATATTGTAGAAAGGTTTCTTGTAGCTGCGTATCTTGATAAAATGATAAAACATCTCCTACATACGATGCCATTTCAATAAACATAGTGCCTGGACTAGTAGGTGAGAAGTCGTTGTATGAATCAGGAAAGTAGTTTTTAGCAAATTCTACTAACTGTTGTTTGAAATCAGTAAATTCTCTATTACTATACTTTATATCTCTTTCTTGCTCTATCATTGTTCAAAATTTATTGCAACTTCATCTTGTATGTTAGTATCTTGTAATTCATATTTAAACGACACTAGTACTGCATTTGAATCAGAATTAGGTTGTACTTGTAGCTCAGTTACATTAACCTTTGGAAAAAATAGACCTATTCCTTCTCTTATTATTGTTTTAACTTCTTCAATAACATTATTTGTTAAATTTTCAAACAATAAATTTCTTAGAGGAGTTCCTAATGTTGGTTGAAAGTATCTTTCTCCTTGACCAGTTAGTAGATAGTTAATTAAGTTAGTTCTTATAGCATCCTTAGTTTGAAAAGTTGATTGAAAAACACTTTTAGATGAAAAAGGTATTTTAACTCCTATAGCTTTTCTTGGTTGTAAATCTAATGGATCTATCTTCTTAGCTTCAAACGCCATAACTATGCTTGGTTTTTATTTTTATCTTTCTCCAAAGACTTTTGATAGATCTTTGCTGCATTTTTAGCAAAATCTAACTGATTAAGATCTAAACCTGGTTCACCTCCTGTCATGTTCATTTGATCAGCTTTTGTTTGTGCAAAGTTAGGTTTTGTTACTTGTTGACCAGCATTAGAATCAATATTTTTACGATCTTGCTGTGACATAGTAGCCTTAGTTTCCTGCAGTAGATCGTTAATAGGATCTCCTGTTTGATATAGATTAGTTTGTTTAGGGGCTGCGATTTGCTGTTGTTCTTTGATAGATTGATCTTGTTGTGCAGTATCAGGTTCAGATGCTACCTTAACTGCTTCATTCAGCATTTCTTGCAACTCTTCTTTAACTGCTTGTTTTACTTCCTGTTTTATTACTTTTGATAATTGGTTTAGTTTCATAATTATAAATAGTTTATTTATGGAAGATTGTTATTTATTCTAAATTTTAATTGATCTACTAATACCTTAGTGCTTGAACTATACGACTTTTGTCCCCTTAAAACAACAACTCCGTTGATATTCTTTGCTATTGCTTGTCTTAGCGGTGCTTTAGTTCTATCTTGCTGTATAGTTACTACTTCTATGGAAAAATCAGCTCCAGAATCTGCTCTAAATTGCTCAACACCATCTTGCTGTGGACTTCCTGCTGTATTTTGTTCACTAGGTTGCTGTGTTAGTTTTGTAAGTTGATTACGTTCTTGCTCAGGTAGTTGATTTACACAATCATTTATGAAAATATCTAATGAATTGAAGTTATTTTGTACTGTTGATATAAATGGATCAATTGAGTTTATTAGTATTTTTATACTTTCAATATCCTTTTCAACTGCCTCAAGAAACCTCTTTGCATCTATAAGAAGTTCAGCATATGTATTTGTTTGTGAGATCGTTATCCCTATTCCTGGTGGTACAGAAGTTGGTATAGGTAGAAGCTTTAGTATTGTTATTATCGCTTTTAGCGTACTAATTAACGTCTGTAGCTGTGAAATGAATGTATTAAACTTTGATTTTTTGTTTTTAAATAAATTTAACACATTTGATAAATTGTTACGAGAGCTAATTACTTGATCTAATTGGTTTGGAGAAGGACATTGATTTTTAAATTTACTGAGTTGAGTTTGTACTTGTTGTTGCACTTGAATCTCTAACGCTCCTTGCATCCTTCCAAGTTGGTTTGCTATAATTGCTGAAAGTTTAGATTCAATTACCATTACTCAGTGAAGACTTTATTAGACTTTAAACTAGATTTTCCATTAGGATTGATTCTACTACGTAGTATTTGTAATGCACTTTGTGCTTGGATACCCCTTTTGTTCAGCAATGGTATCGGCTTTCCATCTACTGTTATTGCAGTTGCCATATCTTGTGCCATACCTTGTAAAAGATTTAGTAATGATTGTAAATAATTTTCTGTTTGATTACCTAGCATTACTGGCTCTTTAGTTGAAGATGGAGATGTTCTTGCTTTTTCTCCTAAAAAAATGTTTTTAGAATCAATACATAAAAACTTTTCAGATTCGATGTTTACTGATGTTTTAGCATCTAAAGATATAGATTTATTACTAGTTTGTAGTATATCAGATTGATCTGAATTTAATACTATTCTACCACTACTAACTAAAACTTGACTATCTTGATAATCTTTTATGCTTACTGGATGATTGTTGTATGTTTTATATCTTGTACTTGCTGGTTCTAGTGGTATTTTTTGTTTTGAGGTTAAGTATATTGATGATGGATCTTGATTAACATCTTCACTTATTAAACTAAATCCATCTTCTGTTTCTACTTGTCCATTGCTTATTATTGTTAAAGGATCGTTTTCAGATGTAACTTGCTCCCAGTTTACGCTATCGTTTTTAACACCTGTAAACCTTATAGATTGCCCTTGTCTCCCTTGAAACACAACGTCACCAGCTAAAGGTTTTAATGGGTTAACTGTTGCTTGCTCTTTAAAAACTCCTCCTAACGATATGTCTTGATCTGGAAATGTTTTTGTGTCGAGAAACAAACTTGTATTAGGGTTGTTCCAATAATTAAGTATTTTACTATAATAGGTGTTTGTAGTAGCTGTGTTACCTTCTATTGCAGGAGCAATCTGATTACTTATTTCAACTACTTCTCCTGGTATTGGACTGATTATGTTATTAGATTGATTGCTGTATGCAAAACTAAAGGAGCCTTCGTCAGAGGTCTTTCCAGGAGTTTTGGCTACTAATTTATAAAACACTCCGTTGATAGATCTTAATCCTCCTCTCTGCTCATATTCAGGATGCGATTCATCAAGAATTACATCAAGCACTCTACCGTACTTTTTTTGATTAGTACCTACAGTACTTGTACCTAAATCATTAGAGTTGTTTGAAAACTTTTTTGCAAAATTAGCCATCTTGATTGCTTCCTGTTATGTTGTTGTCATTGTGCTCATTTTCATTAAGTTGACTTTCTATTTTAGATTGCTCTTCAACTAATGCTTCTAAATCTCCAAAGTCAAACCCTTCACTATCTCCTTTCGCATCTATTGCCTCTAATCTTTGTATAATAGTAGCTAGTTTTATTAAATGGTCATCGTTTTTAACTGAGACTTCTAAATATTCTTTTATTAATGGTACTATTAAAGTAGCATCTCCTGCTGATTCTACTAACGGTTTTAACTCTGCTATTAAACTATGTAACTGAGATTTGGTTTGTTTTGAATTGTTGTATATTTCTTCAAATAGATTTGATAAGGTTTTACCTTGAAAAATTTGTTTGTTAGTATTCATTATACTTTATGTATAAATAGACTAATCTTGTGTTCTGTCTAACAAACCTTTCTCATAGTATGTATAGTAAGTATCGTAAAAATGATTTTTAAGTTTATTTAATACTCTGGTTAAATGTGTTGTTTTACAATTAGTCATTTCACGAATGTAAATATAAAGTGCTTTCTTTTTTAAAAGTTCTATATCATTGCGTTTTTTGAATATGGTAATGATAGCATCTGCTATTTCTTGTTCATGCTGTTTAGTAAAAAATTCTTGCAAATGTAACTCAACATAGTCAGCCCATGCATCCATGAAGTTTGATAAATTAAAATCTGTTTTTGCTACTTGATTGTGACTATCTGTAGCAGTTGGCTCATTTGCATCTTGTAGAGATCCTATTCTTTTAAGTTTCTTATAATTCTTATTGTTGTAGTTGATTAACCATCTTTTAACAATGGTTCCAAAATACGAATAAGCTTTTGCTCCGTTAGTTGGATCAAACTTATCTATTTTTTCTTTGTACAACATAGATACTATCTCATATTTAAGATCCTCTATTGAATCTGTATCTAAGTAGTAAAATTTAAAAGTATGTATTAAGTTTTCTGCTAACTTATAGAATGGGTAGTATATGTGGTTGGTGAAAATTTGGTTTCGATATTGTTGATTGTTAGAATTATTAAACTCAACTATATACTGCTCTGTTTCTTGTGTAAAATAATTTTTATTATTTTTAGCTTTTTTTCTTGCCATAGCCTTGTGGTACTATAAAGGTGTTTAAAATCTGTTGTATTTGCTTCAACGATTTAAAAAAATTACCTACTTCATCATCTGATTCAAAAGCGCCTTTTTGATCAAGTTTGTTAATATTATCCCTTGAATCACTAATAATGTCAGAAATTTTCCTAATATATGCAACTTGTGAATCTACCACTTCTTCTAATTTTTCTAATTTACGTATTGTATTGTAGATTCCATATATTAATAATCCGACTATAACTACTAGCATTGCTATGAATATATAAAGTAATTCCATTTATAAATTTTTAACTAGATTGGTTAAGTTATCTGATCCTTTTACTTTTTTACCTGAAGTAGATTGAGTTTTTTTAACCTTCGGTGTTGAAGATCCACCTGCTTGTTTCCAAAGTTGATATTCTATTTTAGAGGCTAAAAAATCTGCTATATGTAGTATATGAACCAAGTTAGTTCTTAATTTACTAGATTCTTGATATCCTATAAAATATGGTTTATTTGATTCATCATACAATCCATCGTGTGCCCTGATCCCTAGATACTCATTATTGGTTAGTTTGATACCAAAGTTTTGTAACGTAAATAGAGATCTATCCTGTACAGGCATAAACTGTAGTTCTTTGTTAGGAGTGTACATTTCTGATAGCTTATCTTGCCTCCATTTATCTGTTTGCTGAATATACCCTGGGTTGTCAGGTGTCCCTAACTTACCTAAATCATGAAATAGACTTGCAAATACTAACTCCTCTTGTGTAAAATCGCTAGGCATTTGTGATAATTCTTCATATACTGTTTTTTGTTTTAATGCTATCTTAACAACCCTATTAACATGATCTACATAACCTCCTGGAAATGCATTATGATACCACGACTTGCTACTTGCTGGAGCAAAGATGTAGTTTTCTGAAAATTGATTTATCATCTCTACTGCTTGCTCCTTTCTTGGAGAAGAAATGTAACTATCTACTATTCGAAGATGCTTATCGAAATTTGATTTAATTTGCTCTGCTTCTATCATTTATCTTGAGTCTCTGTATTTAGTAATGTTTGTATTTCCTCTATCTTTTCTAAAGCTTCTTTTACTGTATCTTGAGCATCCCTCCTTTGGTTTCTGTTAACATTGAAGCTGATATTCTTTAAGTATCTTTCTACCCTTTCTAACTTTTTTTCTACTAGTATTTTGTTTCTCATTTCTATTAATTTTATTTTTTTTATTCTATCTTTAACATACTAATTATATTAATAACTACCCATATTTACCTTACAAATATTCTCTTAATTCTAAACTATTATTAACTATTCCTACCATTTGTAAGTCTGTTATAGGTAGGTACCTGAGTTTTCCTGTTTTTAATATCAACACCAAAGCCTTTTGATTATCTGCTGAGTTGCCCTGTATTAAACAGTTTGTTTTTTGCGATTGGCTACTGTATACTATTTGCATTATCTAGTTTAATTTAGATTATTTTTACCTTTTAATTTTTTGTACACACCTTTAACTATAAAACTGAGTAATATTAACAGTATTATTATCCAAAAAGGAGATAAAACCCATATCCAACTCCATTGTATTACATCAGTTAATCTTAAAACTACTAGAATCATTAGTATACTATCTAATATACTTAACACTGCTATAGTTCTATAGGTTGTTGAATTCATATACTGTTTATTTTCTTATTGGTCTTTTAAAGTATTGTTTAAAGTATCTATTTTTTACTATTCTCATAATTATCTATTTTATTATTATTAGTTTACTTATTTTTCCTTCTTTTGCTCTATCGTTATATTATAAGGTACCACTAATTTTTTACAATATCAACGTTTTTGTTAATTTTTTTTACTTTCCGCGATTTTTCTAACCTACCTTGTTACAGTTTTTAACCTAAACTACCACCTTATCGTAGTTGTAACCTAATAATAATCCACCAGCGATTATTACCAACTAGCTAATTGTTAACTAATAAATCCCACAGATCACTTGGTGTTTTCAGTTGAAAATCCTTACCCTCTACTACCTCACTACGCTTTTTGTACCTACTACCAAAATCAAGTTCCCACATATAATATTCAATCCAATTGTGACAATTATCATATCATTTGCGTAGGTTGTAACATGATTGTTTGGTAGGATAGTTGCAAATGCTTGACTACACTTGCAGTGGTGTCTGTACTGTTTTTCAATTTGATTAATAGTTTGAACAAATAACTGTTTTGAAAATTTTACGTTGATAATTGATTTATTACCTTGATTGTTTGTTTGTGTTTTACTGTTTGTTTACATAAACGTTTACTATTGATCTTATCAGATCGTTTGTAATTAGCTTTTTTTTTTGCAACTATCTAC